GATGCCTGGTCTCCTGGACATTCCGGCAAACTCAGGAAGCTTGCCGTTATAGTGTTTTTCAGCCTCGGGGCCGAATTGTTTTTTTGCCGTGTAAGCCGCCACATATTTCGCTGATTCAATGCTCACTTCTCCAACGGTTGAGTATCCGTATCTCCACAGCTGAGAGAGCATTTCTGATGTATAGACGTGACTGATACTGTCACGGCCTGGTTTAAATAGCACCCGGTCAGGAAAAGAATAGCCGAACAGAAGAATGTGATAGTGAGGACGGTTGAACTTTTCACCATATTCACCGACTCCATAGAACCGCACCAGATCAGGCCAGACGGCTTCCCGCAGCCGCTTTATGAACTTTTGCAGATGTTCTTTTACCAGGGTTTTTCCTTCCGGCATGTTTTCGGGATTATAGGTCAGAGTGAGAAAGGAATTATGCTCGTGCATTTTGGCTTCATGGTAACACCTGGCAGCCCATTGGTTCGCCTTGTCTGTCCTGCATCCGATGCAGTGACCGCACGGGACGGCGACGGGTAGATCGGTGTACGCCTCACTTGCTTTGAAGGTCAGAGGCTTTTTACCGGAATCCCCCATCTTCGCCGCCCGATGCGCTAAGAGAGGACGAAAACAAGGACTCACAGCCGGATACCTCCACGTTTTAGACCGGCCCGCAGGCCACGGTTGAACATATGACCAGACCTGGCAGTTTTGGAGAACAGCTTTTTAGATCCTCGCCTGGACATCTTCGATCGTTTCTGCATTTACTCACCCCCTTTCGAGCTTATAGTTTAGTTTTCAATGAATGAATTTTTTTGTTTTATCAAGTAATTTTTATCAGTGTTTTATCAGGTTTTGTTATTTTATGAAGAAGATTTTTTTTATATCTATTTATTTTTATTAAGTTTTGGTTTTAAGGTGCCTGTGGATAACTTGCAGTTATCAACAGGCATATTATAAGGTATTTATTTAGAATTAAGAATATATATATAAACTACTGCTTATAGCTAAGAATCAGTTTATTTTTTAGTGACAGGAATGAAATCACTGTCACTTAGCAATAATATGATCAAGTACAATTATTGCTTGATGCAAAAAGGGCCGTCTTCCGACGACCCTTTGTCGCATGTAGGCCTAGAATCGATTTTAAGGCCTTTTTACGGTTTGGGCGGGTCTCCACCCGCAGAAACCGTTTTTTTGTCTCCTGGTTGATCCTGAGACGTTTTAAGGGCCATTCTAAGGCCCAGTTCAACAGACTCCTGATGGTTTTTCGGATCATCCAGGAACGCCAGGAATTCGATAGGGTCATTTTTAAAGCGATCGCGAATCTTCGAAGGCAGCTGCAGGAAGGCCTCTCCGGCACTTCTTTGCAGTTCGATCGCTTCCCGCAGATCCTGGGCAGGTACGTCCATGTATCGGGCCTCCATCCTGTTGACATGCATGATCAGACCCATTTGGTCATATTTCCGAATGATTTCATTGACATCGCACTCTTTCATGTGGCCTTGTTCCGTGACATACATCGGAGATCCATCCGGATTAGTAGGGAATTCAACTCCTGTAAATACTCTCATGGCGTCACGAGAAGCCCTGGTTTTTCCGAATTTTTCACGATATGCTTTCGACATTTTTTACCTCCTGATGCCCAGGTTGAGAGCATCCGTAAGGGCGTTGATGAAGCCCAGGATATCACCAGCCGGGCCGGTGTAGTTTTTGTTCGTCATTTCCAGTTTGTCGGCAATAGCCTTCATTTCCCGGATATTCTGCTTGATCAGTTGACGTCCTATGGTGATGTTTTTTGTTTCCTCGCCAACTTTCGAGATCTCAGTGGCGATCCTCAGGGTTTCAGTTTTGATTTTGACAAATTCCGCTTGCAGGTTTTTTTCCTGCTGGTTTGCCACGCCTTCCCGGGCGTTGGCCTCATAGGCCTGCTGTATGGCTAAATTGGCTTGTTCTCCCAGTAGGGAGATCTCTTTGAGTACTTTTTGTCGCTCGAGGTTTGTTTTTGAAGCTTCGGCAATGTTACGCGCCGTCGCCGATCCAGTCTCCATAGCAACGGGAGCCGAAGCAAACGTTTGAGGCATCGACGCTTGAGGTTGACCGCCCACATTGAACCCTCCTGATGCCGCTAGAATTGGATTTAAGCCCGCCGATTTCATGTCGGCGGCCGTATGCTGGTATCGCTGTTTATATGCTCCCATAGACCGTTCAAACGCTTCCTGGGACATTTCCGACGATTGGTCGGATGCCTGTTTTGCGGTTGCCACGTTCATTGCGCCCTGGGCGAGCATCGAGGGTGCATTTCCGATGAGAGATTTTATCCCGCCTGTTGCCAGGTCGAGAGCAGTTGAACCCAGGTCGCCGATTGTGCTCCCGATATCTCCGATGAAGTCAAAAAAGCCCATACGATCCTCCGTGTCCCTCCGAGATCGCCCGTCCTGGGCGATCCTAGAGGGTCGGTTTTTTTAGAAATGGTCGATTAAGCCCGGAACCGAGTAAACCGGCATCGGGCGAACACAACTCATTTGGATGAAGCTGTCAAAGATGAAGTGAGGTTCAGACGGAACTGCAATGACGCGATCAATAGGCGGCATCTCCTGGATGAAGATATCGGAGAGCACCGGCATGTTAAGAAACTCCTGTGAGAGGTGCCAAGCATCGAGACTTTCGGCAGCCGAACTTCTGAATTTGCCCGTGATCTTTGACGGCTTGAACCTGTATTCAGCGTATCTTTCCTGATACCCGAAAGCATCCTGATAGGTCCCATCGGCAATGTTTGCATCACTGAGAAAGATTTCCTGATTGAGCACAGCTTGTTCTCCCAGGTGCGCCAGGGTAGGCCAGTAGAATTCGAACCTGGTACGACGAGACCACATCTTGTCGAGGCCTTGCTGATAGGTCAGATCCGCCCTGACATTGAGGAAGCCGATTATTACACAGTGCTCAGTGAATGATTTGGTGAACCCGTGATTATTGAATCCAACAGTGCCGAACCCGGCCAGCTGTCCGGCGAATTGTTCGGCCGTATCATTGGTGAACGTTTTAGCCACGGGAGAGATGTTGACCGGCGCCGAGCCACCTCCAAGATATTCAGGCCGCTGGAGCCTTGCGTCGGGTGAGATTACACCGAAATGAGATTGCACGATTTCCGTATACCTGGTGCCAGCCCTTGCGTCCTTTTCGAGAATCCGCTGAACCTGGATTGCCTGACGGAGCTCGTTGACCGTGGATGCCGTTGCGGCTGAGAGGTCGGCCCAAATACCAGGGAAGAGACTGTGATCAGGGTCATTACGAATCACCCAGTTTCCGTCGGCCGTCGAATGATCGAGGGTAGATCGGTTTCCATAGTGGACGGTGCCAGTGAAGGTGCCGGACTCGTACACGTCAGCAGGTGATCCATCATACTGCTGCGTCGATTTTCCGATACCCTTTACCGGGGCCGATTCACCGAGAGAGAGCTGCACAGCATCGCCCTTCTGGAGCCAGGGAAGGCAGGACGTGAAGTAGTCGTGACGTTTTCCACGAGGAAGCAATGTGTACTGATTCATTGCATCGGGGCCATCGTCCGTGTCCACCTGCTTTGGGTTTTGAAGGTTCTGATCCCTGAACCATTCGTTCCAGATTAAATTTATTGCCCTCATGGGAATTGCGTTTACGTTGTATGCCGTGGTTAAGCCTGTCGGCATGCCCAGGTAATCCCATATCGATTCCTCAGCTGCATTTTGCACAGGAACCTGTGGAATCAAGTAATCCGTGTGATCAGTGGGTGCCTTGCGTTCACCGCAGAATTTTGCCCAGTTGTCCCACACCAGGCGGTAAGGAACGGCGAAGAAGAAGGTTTCGAGCCTCATATTGTCCATGACCGGATAGATGGGCGTCGCAAGCCTTGCGAAGGCCGCCATTCGTACAGAGAACGTATCGCCGGGCAATGCTTCATCGATGAAGAATGGAATTAGCTTGCCGGCGTCGAAGGTGGTTTTATACCCATGAGATCTGTCGAACCTAGATCGAGGAATAGCCACCTTCGGAACTTCCGAGAACATGTGCTTCATGATCGATTTCATATTTTTTTACTCCTTCTTTTTGAAGGTAATCCCATTTGCAATTTCCCTTGGCGCCTTTTCCGGCGTGATCAGACCCGTCACCATATCGAAAGCGCCGATACAGTACAGCCTGAAATCCTCTGGGTACTTGGCTATCATGGTTTCTTCGTTTGAAATTATGGCCTGAAATTGACGGATTGCAACGGCGTCATTGATGAGGAAGTAAGGTTGATTGTAGACGCCTGACTTTGTGTCGAGTACGCAGTAAGCATTAACGGAGTTCACGCTCTATTTTTCGCCTTTCTGCATGTTTGGCATTTTCTTCTTTTGCCTCACAGCGCTTGTAGCGGCTCACGCCGCCTTCATCGGTTTCGTTGCTTTTCAGCAGACGTTTTACCTTTACCCTTTCCAGGGTTTTAGGACTTTTTTTTTCCAGTAGGTTGTCGTAATAGCGGGGCGGCCTATATTTGACGCCTTTAATTGTGAAGAAGTCCTTTGGGTAGACATCGTTTGTGTACTTATTAAACCACGCATGGCCGATGCCT